TGCTAAGGAAGAAAAATTCAGTAATTTTTGGTCCACTGCGAAAGTTGACCAATTAGTATATGATGCAGAAGAGAACGGTATAGATTACAAGGACGTAGATAATCCGTTCCACGAGAATGATCCGGAATTAAGAAAGGGCAATATTCTTTTTGAATACACTGAATGGGAATTGGAAGAGATACAAAAATGTGCTGCGGATGTAGTATATTTTGCTAATACATACTGCCACGTTATGACTGATGAAGGGATTAGGCAAATATTGCTCAGAGATTACCAGGTTCAGATATTAAATCAGTATCAATATCACAGAAAAAATGTTTTCGTTTCCCCTAGACAGTCGGGAAAAACAATTACCTCTTCTATATTTCTTTTGTGGTATCTTCTATTTAATTTTGAAAAAAATGCCATGATTATGGCTAATATCGGAGACACAGCAGCTGAATTAATGGATAAGATTAAGGTTATCATGAAGGGGCTTCCTTTCTTTTTAAAACCTGGATTAGTTGTTTACAATGTAATGACCATGAAGTTTGACAACGGATGTCGTATAATGGCTAAAACAACTACTAAAACTTCCTCAATCGGTTATACAATTCACATGTTATACATGGATGAGTTTGCACACATTAACCCCAACTTTATAAATCAGTTCTTTAAATCTGTTTACCCCACTATATCATCTTCACAAATTTCGAGGGTTATTATAACATCCACACCAAATGGAATGAATAAATTCTTTGAGATTTACAAGGGAGCTGTAGAGGGTGAGAACGAATTTAATCCGATTAGAGTTGAATGGTGGCAAGTACCGGGAAGAGATGAAGAATGGAAGAGAAAAGAAATCGCAGCTCTTGGGTCTGAGGAGGACTTTAATCAAGAATATGGGTGTCAGTTTCTTTCTTCGTCAAGACTTTTACTTGATTCTAACACATTAAAAAGATTAAAAAGCACAGAAGAGCAATTTGTTTTTCATGAATTATCCCCATTCGAACAAAGTCCTATAGATTATTCTAATTTATTATGGCACCCTAAGTTTGACCCAACATCAGTATTTGAGAAGGATGGACAGAAATTTTATATTTCAATAGATACTGCTAGTGGTGGAGGAGGTGATTATTCTGTAGCAAATATTTTTAAAGTTGCACCAATGCCAAGTAGCGCAATAAAAAATAAAAGATTTTTTGAAGACGAAAGCGACTTCTTTTGCTTACTTCAAGTTGGTATTTTTAGATCCAACGTTATAGAAATAGACGAATTTAAAGCATTTTTAGAAATACTCATCGTTGAAGTGCTAGGTGTTGATAACACAAGAATAGTACTTGAGTTAGACCACAAAGGTGAAATGTTAATGGACAAATTATTAGATTCGGAAGATTTATTTGATGAGATGTTTGTTTACACTAAGCACTCTGAAGCTAGCACTAAATTGAAGCCCGGAGTTAAACTTACTGTTAAAAATAAAGAAAAATTCTGCTACGATTTAAAAATAAACACTAGGTCTTATAGAATAATCCCATCAAACAAGAACGGAATACACGAGCTAGCCAACTTTGGTATAAATCCAAACGGGAGTTTCTCTAGTCAGATAGGTAAAGACGATGAAGCAATGACACTCGTTAACATAAATTGTGTTTTTGATGGAGGGGATTTTCAAGAAACCGTTATGGATTTATATGATATCATCCCAGAAAAGTTCAGAAAAATGATAGAAGATAGACTTTCAGAAAATACGGAAGCCTCTCAAAATAAAACTAGCGATCTATCAAACTATACTTTCTTAAACGGACTCCTTGATTCTTAGAGGAAGAATGATATATACATAGAAAAAGAAGTCAAAGGATAACTTCTTAGAATATAAATAAAAATTAAAAATGGCAAAACAAGTCAAACTTGATTTATCCCAATTTAAAGCATCTGGTGTTTATACATTGGAATTCGATGCTAGTGAGAACATTATAATTAACCCTTCTACGATTAGATTAGTGGTAGGTTATTCTAGCGTTGGCCCTTTCAATACTCCAGTTTATTGTCCGGATATTACGACTTTCCAATCAGTATTTGGGGGAATAGAGAAAACTATGGAAAAGAAAGGATCTTTCTTCCACAGATCTTGCTTAGTATGTCTACAAAGCGGACCTATATTTGCTCTTAATTTAAGACTTTTAAATAATACCGTAGACGAAAATGGAGATCCAGATTACGCATCAGGAGCTGATGTAGCTAGATACAGAGCTTTCTCTATGGATACAGAAGAGCAAAACGGAGCTAATGCTACAGGTGGATATTCCGATCCTTTAACAAAACAAGATAAATTATTATCGTCTTACTACAACAAAGAGAAGTTCTGGTTCCCAGACACTACATACTTATTAGCTACAGAGGATAATTCTGGTGCTCAGCCAGATTCAAGAAAACTATTTAGCTTAGTTAACCTTGGACAAAATCCAGTAAGTATAATAGTAAGAAAATCATTAGACTCAAGATTTCCTCTAAGAGGATTCGATATTACCGCAAGAGAATACTTCGGTCCAGATAACGTTCCTTCTTATATGAATCAGTATGACTATCTTTCAGATTGGTTTATAGATGTAATTGCAGTAAGTGGTAACTGGACGGATTATCAAGCACTTTCAAACGACCCTGTTTACAGCCAATACTTTACTTCTAAAGGATTTATTAAATCTCAAATAGATAACTTCTTGGCTCTTGACGGTGTTAATATATCATTAACTGTAACTGGTACAATCATACCTAACTTTACTGACCAAAATGGAACTCTAAGATACATTCAAACGCTAATTAATAACCAAACGCCAACAACAGGTATCTTCTGTGCTGTTAACGAGGAGGCTTTGGACGATCTTATAGATAACTCATCAGTATTTGACCTAGTTGGCCACCACTTAGTAGATGAAATAGGTTCAGATGCAGATATTAATTCTGTTCCAAAAAATCTTAACTTCCTTTCTTATAGCCAAAATCTTTTCGCAGATTACACATACTATAAGAATATAGATGGATCAACAGGAGGTACAGAGATTCAAGATAATCTTTCACCATCTAATCCTGGAATGGATCTTCTTCCTGAAACAGGTACTCTTCTTATTGACAGTTTATATAATGCAACTGGAGACGCAGGTATTCCTACTTCACTTTGGGATACTTACAATCCTGCTGCTAGAGACGGAGGTGCTATTTATATAGATACTCTATTTACATCTCCAACTTTACACGATGACCAAATTACTACTTTGGATAGTTTCGTGGGGGTTTCTAATAATGCACCTGCAGCTAGATGGGTACTTGGTAAGGTAACTTCAAACCTTCCTACCCCAGGATATCTTGGATTCTATGAGGGAGATTTAGTTAAATTAAAAATCGTAGAATCTAAAAATATTACAAATTCTACACTTCCTGTTGGAATTAGACCTCAGTTGAGATTAAAATTAAAACATCCTCTAGTAGGAGCTACTCCTTCTACAACTTATGTTGAGCCTTATGACATTACTAACAAAAGTACTTCTGCAGCTTATCAAATAGGTAATCCAGATTACTTTGATAATGATGATGTTTATTTCTCTCCTGATATTCCGGTAGGAACTGACTCTTACTTAGCATACGAGAACTCTGAAATGTACAGAGACTGGGTTAAAGGTAACATCGGAGACGGGGATATTGACTGGAAAGATGATTCAGGATCACTACTACAATACTTAAAATTTGAGGTTAATGTAGATAGAGACGGGTACAATATCTTAGTTTGTAGAGCTTTTGCAGATGACACATTCACAACTCCTGAAGCTATTGCAACATGGGATACTACTTATATAAGTTCTTTACCAATAGGAACAAATCAAACAACAGGCGAAAGCTTTAATATAGTATCAACTGCAGGTAATATAAGTGACTATGTAGATATTATAACTCAGCTACAACCTAATGTTATTGAGCTATCTACAGCAGTTGCTAATTCTTCTGGTATAAAAGTAGGAGATCTACTTGTATCAACGGACGTTCAGATATACGACAACCCTCTAACTGAGAATCTTCAATCTAGATTAACAAGAGTATTAGAGGTTAAAACAGTATCTTCTGCAACTTCACCTGGGGTTTACACAGTACAGGTTAAAACTGAAAGACCAATTAAACTATATCCTGGAACAACTACTAGAGTTTGGAAATTTAAAAATATACAAGAGTTTGTTAGATCTTTTAATTTCACTTATCTTCCTGGTGCTGATATCAAGGCTGCTTCTATGCCTAACGGAACAGACACAAGAATGAATGAAATCTTAGATGTTCTTTACAACACTAATCTTGCTAGAACATTAGCAGATACAGACGTAATCACTTTCAGATATATCGTTGATACATTTGATGGTGGGGTTCAGCCAAACTGTAAATATCAATTCACTAAGCTTGCTAAAAACAGACAAAAATGTTTAGCAATCTGTAACGTACCTTCTATGAAGAAGTTTTCAGAATCAGTGGATCCAAGATTTACATCTGCACCTACTGCAACAGACCCAGCTCCGCTTTTACAAGCTAGATACATTGCAGAGGGGGGTAATTTAAGTTTGAATCCTTCGTTTACTTTCTCACTTCCTGATGAAGATTTAGGAGCTAAATTCTCTGGATTCTTTGCACCTTTCTTAACAATTAGAGAAAACAACAAAAATCTAGACGTACCACCTTCACCTTACGTTTCTAATAACTTTATACGTAAGTTTATTACAGGTGAGCCTTATTCAATCGTAGCAGGTCTTAAGAGAGGTATTATCTCTGCTAGCAACCTAGTAGGATTAGAATACGACTTTGATATACAGGATAGAGAATATCTAGAACCATTCGGTATTAACCCTATCATACGTAAGAGAGGTGTTGGTATAGTAATTTACGGTAACCAAACAAGCTACCAAAGAACTAACTCAGCATTCAACAACTTACATGTTAGAGATTTACTAATCACAGTAGAAAGTGCAATCGAAGAGATTCTTTCTAACTACGTATTTGATTTCAACGAAGACAATGTTAGACTTGAAATTAAAACATTAGTAGACAACTACTTAACCGGAGTAAGATCTGTTGGAGGTATCTATAACTACTTAACTATTATGGACTCTTCGAACAACACTCCTGCAATAATAGATCAAAATATCGGTATTATCGATGTAATAATCGAACCTGCAAGAGGTATTCATAAGTTCATCAATAGAATGACAGTTACTAGAACAGGCGGTATTGCTTCAGGAGGATTCATTCAATTTAGCTAATAAATTTGTAGAGAATTCTTGAATGTAAATATATAAAATAAAAACATGGCAGGATTACCACATTATACAAGTTCTAAGGCTTCGGTTAACAAGTTCGAACCTGTTTTTCTCAACCAGTTTGAGGTTATTATTACTCCTCCGGCTGCTATTCCAGTTCAGGCTGGAAATCCAGGGAGTTCTAATATATTGCTAGAACAAGTAACTAGAATATCTGGATTACAAGTTGATCAGAACCCAGGAGAAATAACTCAGCAATATAAATTTGCTAAGAGATATTACTCTGGTGCTGCTCCATCAAGAACAGGTTTAGATGTTGATATGGAATTTGAGATAAACCTAAACGAAAACAACT